CTATATTCGTGTTATGTTAATAATGTGAAAATCATCGGGATATTCACTTAAAAGTAATTCATAAATAGCTTTTGAATTAGAAAACCAGCTTTTGACTTTAATACATCCACTAAAATTAGTGTCTTCATGCGTCTTTCCAAAATATGCATATGTGCGCGTTATCATTTCATTCACCTTTTTTAATTAATCCACATAAGCCCTATATTAAATAAGGCTTAAATTGATTAGCTATGACTTTACTTTTTAAAAATTTAATCAATCCAAAAATACAAATCAACGTGACTTTCATTAATAGTTTTAATATCGTCTTGTGCTGCTTCGTATGCATCTTCTAAGTGCATCGATGTTGAGCTAAAATCTGAATCATCATATTTGTTAGTATCAATGTCGAGTTCTGCACAAATTAAACAAAGAGTATCGTATGCAGCAATGTGTTCTGTTTCACTTACTTTAATTTTATGACTGTTTTTTGCTTCATTTTTTGAAAAGTTCAAGCTCTCTGACAATGTGTTCATTTCATTCACCTTTTTTATGCTATAATTAACTTACAACTAAACTATAGTACACTTTACAGTCATTCGCAATACTACGAATGAATTAAACGGTAAATAAATGTGAGAGCTTACTAACATGATGAAACATAAGAAAACAAAGCGAAAAGTCGATAAATTAGCTGGAAAAAATTCACTAGCTGATAAGTTACGACTAATTCGAATTGCTCAACAAGCGCGACTTGATGAAATCATGAACAAAAAGAAAGTTGTTAAAAAGAAAAAAACGAAGAAGAAAAAAGCTAAATGATAAGACGTTAAATGAATTTCTCTAAGAGCTTAATAAGGAAAATCTAATATGCCCGCTGGCAGACCCACACTTTACACACAAGATTTACTAGATAAATGCTATAACTACATAGACAACTATAAGACTGCAACTGACGATGTTATTCCGTCACATGTTGGATTAGCATTATATGTAGGGATATCAACAACTTGCATGTATAGGTGGGAGGGCGAAGAAAATAAGAAAGAATTTAAGGATATGTTAAGGAAAATTAAAGAAATGCAGCACCAGGCTTTGATTAACGGGGGCTTAGACAGCACATTTAACGCAGCTATCACAAAATTAGTTCTCACAAAACATGGCTATCACGATAAACAAGATATTAAACAACACGTTAGCGTCAGACTTGAAGATTTATCAGAAGACGAAATAGATCGCAAACTCTTACATTTAGACTCAATTCAACTGATTGAAAACAAATAACGCGTGCTTATCTTTCTAAATCTCCCTTTACGTTTGTTCAAATTCTTAAATTAAACTGCTTAGAACGCATCTGACGCGTTCGTTTTTCATTGAATTGTTCCGATTTAACGCATATAATCACTAAAAGTGTACGTGGCCTCGGGGTTAGTAGTCGTGAATCAAGAATCAATTAAGCAGTTATTAACTAAAGCTAAACTATCTCGTGCTGAGCTTGCAAAAATGTGTGGTTGTCACGTCAAGACGACGTACTGGCTCGCTCCCCCCGCTTATGCTCTCACTATTCTTACGTTATACATCGCAAACATAAAAGCAAATCAATACTTCAAACTTCAAAGAGAGTTAGTGCTTACTAACAAAGGGGAGTAAAATGAAAATATTAATCATCACGCTACTGCTTACTATTTCACTCAATGCTAATGCATACACGATCGGCGGCGCTTACGCTGTACTTGTTAGCTGCGTGTGGGGGCAATATGGATATCAATATGGAAATATCGGTACTTATAATGTTAATGGCAAATATTACACTGTTTTTTTTGGTTCTAATTACTGCGCGTATTAATAAGTCTCACCAAATCAAAAAGGGAAACATAATGAAAACATCTAACTTTAGCAAACAATTAAAGCATGCAAGCAAGCAATCTGACATCAACGAGATACTATTCAAGCGAGGAAAAGACGTATCAGTCTGTCAATTTTTAAGTTATTCGCAAGCCAAAGCTTTGACAGGTGACGTAATTGATCGCGTGATAATTGATTGAGTCTGACTAAAGCTCAGAAGATCGAGAAGATACAATTGCTCGAAGCAAAGATTGCTTTGCGTGAGCGCACTGCTTTAGAACGAGTCTACAAATCATTGTATGGTTGGCAACACACGTTCAACGCTGCAACCAAAACACACATAGCAAGTATGCTAATGGCTGCTAATCAAGTCGGTAAGTCGAGAACTGGATGTTGTATCGATGCGTATCACTTAGCAGGTGAATACCCAGACAATTGGGATGGGTATAAGTTTGAGCGTCCTCCGATGTGCTGGTTGTTGGGTTACTCAGGCGAAAAGACAAGGGACTTACTTCAATACAAATTGTTCGGGCGGTACAACGAAGGTAAATTTGAAGGTGGACTGATACATAAAGACAAGATCGTGGATTGGATCGGAATGACTGGAACGAAGGGTGCGATGCGCGAGATTCGTGTCAAACATGTTAAAGGCATATCGGTTTGTCAATTTTGGAGTTATTCGCAAGGCCAGCACGCGTTAATGGGTGACGTGGTCGACTGGTATCACATCGATGAAGAACCTAAAGACCCTGAAATATATCCGCAAGTCCTGACTAGAACATTGAACGGTGACAGCGGGAAAGGTGGGCGCGGTATTCTCACATTCACCCCGGAAAACGGAAAAACTGAGTTAGTCACACAGTTTATGGATAGGCCAGGTGATGGTGACTATCTGCAATCAGCAACCTGGGATCAAGCCCCGCATTTAAGTGAAGACGCAAAGCGAATGATACTAGCGAAGTATCCGGCTTATCAAAGAGATATGAGGAGCAAGGGCACGCCATTAATGGGTTCCGGTTTAATCTATGAAGTGGACGAGGATGATTTGAAGATTGAGCCGTTCGACATTCCTGATTATTGGTTTGTGATCAACGGCATGGACTTTGGTTGGGATCACCCCCAAGCTCACATACAATTAGTGTGGGATAGAGATGCTGATATGTTCTATGTTGTTAATGCATGGAAAGCATCAAAGAAGCAACCGTTCGAAGCCTGGCATGTTATTAAGCCATGGTGTGAGAACGTACCTACCGCCTGGCCGCATGATGGATTACAGACTGAAAAAGGCAGCGCGAAACAACAAAGAGATTATTACATCGAGGAAGGATTTAATATGCTCGCTGATCACGCAACATGGGAAGACGGCGGTAATGGTGTATGGGCGGGGATCATGGAATTAAATAATTTAATGAAGACGGGACGATTTAAAGTTGTCTCATGTTTGTTTGAAGTTTTCGAGGAGTTGCGGCAATATCATACAAAGACTACAATAAGCGGTAAGACTGAGATAGTTAAGATTAAAGATGATTTGCTTGACGCTATACGCTACGCTTACATGATGAGACGACATGCAACCCGGATATGTGATTTACATCCGGATGAATCGGTTTATCAGATACCTAAAAAATTGGGCAAAGACAAGGGGATGGGGTATTGAATACGCATCATTAATTTGGACAGTTAAGATGTTACTCATAATCGGAGATAAATTAAATGCTTAATAAACAATGCATAGTTAACAGCAAAGACGATCTATATGCTTTATACGAAGCACGAGAGTTCATTGATAAACAATGCAGTATTATTAAAAAAACAAAAAGCGGACTAATACAAGTATCGTTAAACAGTAATCCTAAAAAACTGTTATCAGTCTCACAAAAAAACATAACTCTAAGTAAGAATGCTTATGTGCCCTAACTGCATCGAAACTAAAGACAAGCATAAAGTTTACACTATGGGTTCCTTTTATTTTAAAGGGCTGATGTATAATACAGATGACGGCTCTTTAATTACAGAATTAAACAGTGTTGATGTTGAGATGATGCGAATCGGAGATAAATTAGAAAAGGAGTGGACAAATGAAAAGACGTGATTTTTTAAAAGGTGCAATAGCCGCTGGCGCTGTCGTTGCTGTACCATCATTAGCAGTTTCTAATATTATAGAAGAGGCGTTATTTTCTGGTGACTTACTATCGATTGATGACGCCTTAGTATTGGTTAACGATATTTCCGGTGAATTAGTATTTGCTAACGACACCCATACCCATGGTAAAGTGTTTTTTGTAAACAGATCATCTAAAGTAAAAGGGAATGGGTGTCTTGAAAAGCCATTTGAAACCATAGGCACTGCATTAGATCAGTGTCAACAAGGCAGCACACTTTATATAATGCCGAGTGAGATATAATGTGCCCTGACTGCATAGAAACCAAAGACAAGCCCCTAACCTATACCCACTGTAATGTGTGTGGACATTGGCGCTTACTTACCCCCCAAGAAAAACAGAAAGTATCGAGGCGTAAGCAATGAGCGTGCCGTATGAACAAATGCCAGAAGAAATGCAGCCGATAGCCGAGGAAGAATACACCGGTAAACTTATTAAATACCTGGATCAGGGCAACATCGTAGACGAGTTACCTGACGCGGCAAAAGCCTGTTCTGATACATTAGAGCTTTATAATATAGCTAAAAAATCAATGGAGCCGTGGCTCAAGAAATATAAACGTGCTTTAAACCTTGCTAAACTACAAGCCATGTCTGGTGATGTAGAAATCACTGAAAAGAATTTTCCTTTCGAGGGTGCGAGTCTTGCAATGATGCCCTACATTTTAGAGGCCATGCTGGACTTTAGCTCAAGAGCAGCGCCTGAGCTAGTTTGGGCTAACAAACTTGTTCACGCAAAGATATACGGTGAAAATACAGAAGAGAAAGAAGCGCGATCAAAGCGTGTATCAGATTATGAGAACTATCAATTATCTGAAATGATACCCAACTGGCGGGACAATCAAGATAAGGGGTTGCTAATACTCGCAGCCCCCGGCACGTTTTATAAAAAAACTTATTACGATACAGAGATTCAGGAAGTTTGTAGTGAGCTATGTTTAGCTGATGAGGTTATTTTCGATCAAAGTTACAATTCATTTAACGAGGCTCCTGATAAGTTTTACAAGTGCAAATACACAAGAAATGAGGTTATCAGCTTTATTCGTGGTGAACAGCAGTGGGATATTGAAGAAGACGATCTGGAAGAAGACAGAGACGACTTTGAGTTTATCGAAGCTTACACATGGTTAGATTTGGATGAAGACGGACTAAAAGAGCCTTACATTGCACTGATATGGGAAGGAAAAGAAAGGATTGTTTCACTCTATCCTTGTTATGACGAAGACTCCATTATTGAAGACGATGATGTAATTATAAAGATTGATGATGTTCCACGTTTTACACAGTACCGATTCTTGCCAGATCCAGAAGGGGGTCCGATGGGGATGGGTTGGGGAATATTGCTTGGTCCTATGTTTGACGCTATCAATACCAACATTCGTCAGCTTATTGATGCTGGCACAGTCCATATCACAGCGGCTAACTCTGGATTAATTAGTCAGTCTTTGGCAAGCGGTCGAGGCAACGCGATACAGTCTGGCCCCATTGAAGTCCAGATGGGGCAACTAACGCCCGTCCCCCATCACGGCACAGGGAATCTAATAGATAATATTGTCCAGTTTCCTTTTGCGGGTCCGAATCAAACTTTATTTCAGTTAATGGACTATCTTGTCACCTCTTCACGCTCAATGACAAATGCTGCTGTGAACATTGAAGCACAAGCAGGAGAGGCCGCGAGCCTTTATCTGGCCAAGCTACAACAAGGATTAAAAGTTCCTAATTCAATCATTATGCGGGTCTATAACTGCGCGAGAAGTGAGTTTAAAAAAATAGCTGCATTAAACTTCAAGCACTTTGATGATAATAAATATAATCGTGTATTAGATAATGCTAATGCTTCAATGAAAGATGACTTTAACCCTGATGATTGTGATATACGTATTGTCGCTGACCCCTCGCAAGGCTCTGACATTGAACGGATCCAGAGAACACAGGCGGTGCTGGAAGAAGCCAAGACACAGCCTCAGCAAATAATTAATTTACGGCAAGCCTATCTTGATTGGCTAAAATCAATGAACGCACCCAACATTGAAGAGTTAGCCCCTGAACCCGATCCAAATGCGCGTGACCCAATGCAAGACCTTATGATGGCGCAGCAGGCAGCCGAAATGGAAATGCGTAAAGAAGATCAAAATTTAAGACGTGAAGAAACTCAACTTAAAAAACAGAAGATAGCAATGGAAGCTGCTAAAGAAATGACGAAACTAGGGTTACAAGCCGATAAGCAAGAAGCTGAAATAACCAATCTATACACCCAATCACTCGAAAGACTAGTGAAAGCGGGCATTGCAAGTGGTCAAAACGCAATGGAAGCCGCACAACGCATTGAAGACACTTTTATCGAAGGAGATAAACCAGCGGGAACACAAGGCGAGAATATGGTATAATCGGGTATGGACGATCAAGCCGATCACGCACATACGGTCTGATAATAGATGGGAGAATCTTAATCAGGCTACGTATGCAACAAAAACAAGTCCATGCGAAGTAACAACACGTCCGGAATTATGGGTGTTTTCTGGAATAAACAAGACAGCAAGTGGGTGGCTCAAATCAAGGTTGACAGCAAGAAGAAACATCTTGGTGTCTTCACTGTAAACCCAGCCATTGCCGCGAGAAAGGCTGCTAATACCAAATATGGGTACCATCAAAATCATGGTAAAACTTTACAAACTCCGAAGAAGGAAGAATAAGTGACTGACAAGCATAAAAGAATAACACAAGCCCAGATGGAAATTTGGCTGGAAAATTCTACTACGAAAACCTACCTGCAATGTTTGAAGTGGTCAGGCGAACAAGTAGAAGAAATACTTGGTAACGGTAGCCATATCGACCCAACGAATAACGATCTATCCATGAATAGAATACACAGCGTACTTGGCCAAAAAATAGGCTTAGTGAATGCTAGTGATCCCACGTCTATATTTAATATCCATGAAATGCTCGAGCTTCCAAAGGAGCAAGAAGATGATTGAAGTCACCGAAGAAATGATTAATACCGCTAACGATTTAGTTGCTAAAGGTTGCCACAAAGCCGTAGGCTATCGCTTAATAATTAAAACTATCAAAGGTAGTGATGAGCTAGAGGCGGCTGAAAAATCAGAGTTTGCAACATTGGCAGCGGCTGGGTTTACAGCGAAGTCACAAGACCAGCTTGAAAAAGAAGATCGAGGGCGGCAATACGGTATTGTTGTAAGTATTGGTGATGGCGCTTTTAAAGCTACTGCATTGGGCGGGAGTAGTTGGGTTGAAGAAGGTGATATTGTTTACTTTGACCGATACGCAGGAGTTCATATTGAATTACCGCCTGGCAGCAAGCAAATGTATCGCATGATGAACGATGAGAGCTTATTAACCAAGCTGGAGAGTAAATAATGTCTGAACAAGAAATGAACGAAGCGCTCGAAGAAGAGCATGCGGGAGCCGATGAGCTTACTTCTGATCAAGCGGCTATTGAAGATGTTTCACGTGGAACAGAAGACAAAAAAGAAAAGCCTCCCGGCTTCCTGAGTTATGATGAATGGATAGAAAAAGGTAAAGATCCTGCCGATTTTCGTGGTGAGAACGCGTATAAGAACCAATACGAGACGCTAAAAGAAGTCCGCGAACTAAAAGGCACTATGACGCATGTAGTTGACGGCATTGAAACATGGAAACAACAACAAAACGAAAACATGGCCGCTCAGATTGAGCAAGCCAAGATAGACGCACAAGCTGAACTCGACCAAGCCAAAGAAGACGAAGACTTAGCTGCTGCACTTGCTGCTCAGGATAAATTAAACAGAATAGCCAATAAACCTGCTCAGGCTATTCAAATTAACCCTGTTATTAGTGATTTCACGAAGAAAAACCCCATTATTGACTCAAATAGCACCCAGTATGACGCTGACTTTCATCAGGATATGATTATGATCCATAACGGTAAGCTAGACCAATTATTGGGTGGCGACAGGTCAAGAGCTGGCGAGTTAACAGCTCAACAGATTGAGCGCGTACAGGTCATGGCGTTTAACCAAGCTAAAGAATTATACCCCGACAAGTTTGTTAGTCCTCGCAATAAGAGAACAACCACAACTAGTCCAGGCAGGCGCACCACGCAGACTCTGAATAACACAAAAACTAAACTGAAAACGGCCAGCAAAAACAGACACAACCCGAAAGATGATAACGCTGCTAATGACATTTATGATTATATTAAATCAAAAGATCCAGAAGCAGCAGAAACATTTGCCAAGAATCTAATAGGAGATGACCAATGAGCAAGAAAAAGCTTCAAACTGCTGGTAAACCCGGAAACATTGAGGAAATACAAGGTAAGGGTGCAGATAAGAATATTCGCGCGCCTATTGGTGAAGAGCCAGACATTAATAAACTGAGTCAACCTGATAAGGTGCGCATGGCCCAAGGTAAGCAATTAAACCTTGATCCAGCTTTTTATGAAAGGTTACCAGAATATCAGGACATGCAATTATTTTACGAAAACGATGAGAATGGCGCGGTTGAAAGATGGCTGCATATTGGCGCAGAGCTTGTGCCTCGTCGTAATAAGAGCATGAAAACATTTAAAGGTTTCACAGATAAGGCAACAAGTGAGTGGGAATGTACGCCGGTCGGCTCTGATGCGCACGGTAATCCGATGATGTGTTATTTGTTATTTATGCCTGTTGAAGAATACAAAGCTTTACGGATTGATCCTAAAGAACAAAGAAATGCTGAAATACTTGATACCTTAGGCATGGGTAAGTCTCAAGCAGACGGAGAAGTCATGTCTAACGTGAAAGGGATCAAGACATACGCGCCCAATAACCCTATAGGAGGCGGAAAAGGGTTCGAGCAAACATACAACGCATGAAGATTAAAAGGATTAAGAAGTTAAAAGTAAATAGTTACCATTTTGCTGTTGTATGGGACAAAAAAAAACAAGGCGCATATTTTAGTTACAACCAGCATAAACTATGTATAGGGCTGAAAGATAATTCACAAGATGAAATATTAATGCTTCTCTGTCATGAATTAATGGAGATTGTTGCGATTGAAATGCACGTTAGATTAAGCCGTCCTGATTGCGATTCAGATTATATATTTGTTTACGACCATAGGCAGCATGAAACCATGATGAATATGTTTACTGGTTTGCTTTCGCAATTTATCACATAGCTTGATTTGTTTATTATTATAAGCTAATCTTGAAATAGGCAAAGAACGCCAATCAGTAATAGCCACCTAGAAGAATAGGTCTGCTGTTAGTCCGAAGAAAGGGCAAACAAACGATTTTATTTAATAGGAGGCCATTATGGCAAATTCAGATAAACCCTCGGGCTTAACGCCCATCGGCACTCTTTCGGGTGCTGACTGGAAAGGTCAAATGAGACGAGTCGTATTCGCTGCTGGCGATAGCGTAGCTTGTTTTCTTGGTGATCGAGTAAAACTCACTGGCACAGCAGATTCAACGGGAAAACTTCCTGTTGTTGCTCAATGTGCTTTAACAGATGCCGCTATCGGCGTATTAGTTGGGCTTGAACCTGACGGTACTGATGAAGGCTCTTTAACCAAAATACACCGTGTCGCATCAACCGCAAGAACAGGTTTTATTACAATGGGCGGTGACATCCTCTATTCAATCCAGGAAGACTCAGTTGGTAATGATATTGAAATTACCGAAGCTGGACTTAATTGTGAAGTTATTGTCGGAACAGGCAGTGCAATCACAGGTATTTCAGCCTCAGAACTGGATAGCTCATCTGCTGCTGGCACATCTACTCTCGCAGTAAGACTTCATCATGTCATTGACTCACCAGATAACGCTTTAGGTACAAACGCCAATTGGGCTGTTTCGCTTAATGATTATCAGGGTGATCGTCAACAAACGGGGATTTAATCATGTCTGGTATAGTCACACAGGGCTCAGAAGCCCGCTTATTACAAGAAGGCATCAATGCTATTGCTACCATTGAGTATAAAGACTACGAAATGGAATACAGTAAGATTTTTAAAACCTTCAATTCCGAAAAAGCGTATGAATTAGATGTCTCTTTATCTGGAATGGCACTTGCGTCATTAAAACCAGAAGGCGAGGCAACTGCTTACGATGCTGAAAAGCAAGATTTTGCAACCATTTACACGCATGCTGTTTATTCTTTAGGAACCATTATCACGATGGAAGCCCTAATGAATAACCTGCGTCGTGATTTGATGCAAAAATCAGGTAAGTTAATCAAACGTTCTTTAATTCACACCGATGAACAGTTAGCGTCAAATGTCATTAATAATGGCTATGACACTAATTTCACATTAGGCGATTCACAACCACTATTCTCTACAGCGCATGTCTTAGGTAAAGGCGGAACATTTTCTAATCGTTTCTCAGTCTTCACTCCACTAAGTCAGGCCGCTGTGGAAGACGCCACGATTGCTATTGAAGATTATCGAGATGGCGCGGGACTCTTAATTGATGCTCGTGCAATGAGTCTCCATATTCCTCGTCAGCTTCGTTACACCTCTGATCGGATTTTGGCATCACGCTTTGAGCCAAACAGTGCGAACACAGCAACCGTTAACCCTGTGGCCAGTATTTTTCCAAACGGCTACCACGTTAATCACCGCTTCACGTCTGCGGCTGAGTGGTTTATCAAAACTGATGTTGATGATGGTTTTAAAATCTTTAACCGCATGGACTACACGTTCGAGCAGGATAACGATTTCGGGACCAGTAATTACAGGCACAAAGGCATGTTTTACAAATCCTATGGAGTTACGGATCCACGAACAGGATATGGCTCTGGGCAATAGGTTGTAGTTAGATGAACAGTTATATGATGCCGAGACAGCTAGAAAAGACGCGGAAATCAAATATGGTTTTCATAAGAACCACGGAAGATAATGCGGGTCTTCGGGTAACTCCGACGTTTAGTCCGCGAGGAGAAACAAAATGAGTAGATCTACTTTTCCAAACGGATTCAAAGACGGGGTAACAATTAACAATGTCCCGATAACTTTAACAAACCCCGGTGAGGTGTTTTTTGTCAGCAATGCTGATGTATTGCTTGATAAAAATCAAAGCGTTGCCGGTGTTGACCAGGCGGGTGGCGGGACATTCCAGCGACCTTTTCGAACATTAGATTTTGCTAATGGACAATGCACGGCAAGCCGTGGTGACCTTATTATTGTTATGCCGGGTCATTCTGAAACATTATCAACTGCTATAGCGTTAGCAATGGATATTGCAGGTGTCACAGTCCTTGGCTTGGGTTCAGGAACTTTACGGCCTAAATTTATTCTTGATACTGCAACAACCGCGACTATCGCAGTAAGCGCGGCAAACGTTAGCTTTAAAAATATTGTTTTTAGTGCAAATTTTGCTGATATTGCAGAGCTGTTCACGCCTACAGCCGTTAATCTTACTTGCGAAGATTGTAAGTTTACACAAGAAGCAACAAACATGAATTTTGTCGAGATTGCTGATACAAGCACGACTGATAACGAAGCGGATGGCCTCGCGTTTATTCGATGTGAATGGATTGAACCTGATGTGGCTACCACATCATTAGTTAATGTAGATGCTGATTTAGCCGGGTTAAAGGTTCATGATTGTTATATTGATTTAGGTGTTAACGGCGTTCTTTCGGCTATTGCTGAGATTGCAGCCGGTAAAGATCTCACAAATGTTGATATAAGACGAAATTATGTATCACGCCTTGTTGCTGCAAGTGCCGTTCAATTAATGACATTTGTTGATACAACCACAACCAACACAGGCATTATGGAAGACAATCGTTGTCGCTCATTAGACATTTTGGGCGAATTGCTGCTTTCAGCAGGGACTAATATTTCTCTATACAATAATCTCTCAACATCAGCGGTTGATTTATCGGGTTATGTATTGCCTGTGATTGATGCGTAATGCGACCTTACTCACAGGACATTGATGTTGCCACCGTTGACCCAGATGGGCTGGCGGATGGCAATTCAAGTGCAGGGGCAACCCTGACTCTTGATGGCGCTTTAACTTCTGGTGGCACATTCACTTCGGCTGATGGTTTAGCGCATCGGTTAGATATTATTGACACCAGTACACTCGACCAGACTGGCGCAACCTATACTATTACTGGAACGGATGCCGATGGTATTGCAGAGACCGAGGCCATTGCAGGCCCCGGATCGGGAGCTACGATTGAGACGACAAAATACTTTAAAACAGTAACCTCAATTACGATTACCTCTCCGGTCGCTGTTTCAACGGTAGATGTTGGCACAGTGGACGAAGTTGTATCTAAAACTGTTCCTTTAAATTACCGTAATATTAATGCAGCCACTTATTCAGTAGATGTTACCGGAACAATTAATTATACGGTTAAAGAGACTTTGGATTCTATTCACGACCTAGCAAATCCATCGGCGGACTCATCTTGGCATAACCTCACCGCTTTAGCGGCGAAAACTGCTGATTTAACTTCTGTTGGAACAGTGAATATGACCGGATGCCAGTTGGTAGTAAACAGTTACTCAACTGGTGCAGAAATTCAATTTACGGTAATGCAAAACGAAAGTATTTAGGAGATTGTCATGGGGCGCAAATATAGTTCAACAAATTATTTTTCGCCGCATGATAGCAATACAATTTGCGATGTGACTGGATTTAAAGTCAAGCGATCACAAGTACAAAGACGCTGGGAAGGTTTTTTAGTGATACCGGAAGCCTACCATCCACGGCAACCTCAAGATTTTCCGGTTACCCCCCTTACTCAACAAGTGTTTAAGGACGTGAGGATAGAAAATCTGGATACCGATGCTGTACCAACTTTCGATAAGGTCTAATTATGCCAACGAGCGGTGTTTATACATTAAGCAAAACAACTAATGAGTTAGCCGAAGAAGCCTTTGATATTTTGCAAATAGGTCAAGACGGCGAGACTTTAGACGGTGATATGATTGGTCGATTTAAAGCATCCGCTAACCTACTTTTAAAAGAGTGGCAAACGCAAGGCATTCATTTATGGACGTTTACTGAGGGCACGTTATTTTTAACGGTCGATCAAGAAAAATACAACTTTCAAGCCGCCGCCACTCATATTGCAAATACGTGGTTTGAAACAACAACCACCGCTGCAACGACTGCCGCTGCTAATACTATTTTAGTGACAAGTGCGGCTAATATTCAAAACGGTGACGTTATCGGAATTATTCAGAATGATAATAATTTGTTCTGGACAACAGTTAACGGCGCGCCTGCCGGGCTTACCGTGACCCTGACAGACAACATCACCTTAGCCACCCTATCGGGTGCAATTGTTAGAAATTACCGTGTAGGGACAGCGACAAACCCTGAATTAATCCCTGTGTCTCGTATTTTAAACGTAAGACGCAAAGAAACCTCAGATTATGAGATCCCGATTGTTTTTAATTCTCGTGAAGACTACTTTAACCTGCCGAACAAGTCCCAGTCCGGAACACCGATACAAGCTTATTATTCGAGACAGGATTTAGCCGGACAAACCTCCGGCACGATGTATTTGTGGAATGCGCCAAGTTCATCAAAACCTGTGATTAATTTCACTTATGAGAGAAAATTACAAACACTCGTCGATGCCGAAGACACGATAGATTTGCCTGATTACGCTCAACTCGCCTTTATTTATAATGTCGCAGTTAAATTAATCCCTAAATTTGGTACAAGCCAGCTTCTGGCGGAGCTTATCAGAAGTGAAGCGTTGATTTTAAAAAACGACATGCTTGCATTTGATTCTACACTCTACCCAATTAAAATGAAGATGAGGCGATATGGCTGATTTTCCATTGGGCGGGACAAATGCGGACTACGATTCTAAGAAAGGCCGCGCTCAAGTTGTTAACTTAATCCCGGAAGGGCAGGGAGAATTTAAGAGTGCGCGGCGTACCGAAGGACTGACTGATTTTGCTACGTTTGCTTTAGGCCCCGTCCGATCCGATTTACTTGTTAACGGTGGATTTATTTATGTCGTGTCAGGGAGCAATCTTTATCGTGTAGACGAAGCCGGGACAGTCACCTCGTTAGGCACGGTTAATGGGTCGAGTTATGCAAAACTTGCTGCAAATGCAGTGCCGGGGGATTCGCAGATCCTTATTTTAAATGGATCTGGATCTGGATATATTTACGATAACGCCAATGGTTTAGTCGCGATTACAGATCCTGATTTTTTTCCAAGTTCATCAGTTACCGTTTTAAATGAGCGTTTTTGGCTTGCGCGAGACGGTACAAACGAGTTTTTCGGTTCAGATATTTCAGATGGCAAAAGTTACAACGCATTAACTTTCGCCAGTGCAGAAGAGTCACCCGATGAGGTTGTGGGTGTTATGGCTAAAAAATCAGCTTTACATGTGGTAGGGAGTCGGACGTCTGGATACTACCAGACATTCACTGATATAACGTTGCCTTTAAGAAGGGTAAAAAGCGCAACTAAAGAATGGGGTATTTTAGCTAAAGACTCACTTGCTGAGATTAACGACTCCTTTGCTTTTTTAGCCAATGACCGTACCGTGAGAATGATGCGGGGCACACAATTAATTAAGATTTCTGATTTGAATTTTGATTTAAAAATAAACGGTAACGGCACAACAACCAGCCCCGGATTTACTGTTATTAATGATGCGATAGGTTTTTTTGTAGATACTCCTATCCATTCAACTTATTACATTACATTCCCCACTGAGGGCTATACGTGGGGTTACGACTTAAATACAGGCCTGTCTCATATAAGAGAATCAGATGGTTTTGGATTATGGCGCGTTAACGGCGCGGTGAAATTCGCAGGTGAAGTGATTTGTGGTGATTCTGCAGAGGGGAAGTTATGGATTTTAGACCAAGACAACAAAACAGAAAACGGCATTATTCTAAGAACTAAATTAATCACCCCAACGGTGTCCTATGAAAGAGATGTTACCATTCCACTAATTGAAATTGATATGGAGGTTGCACAAACAACCGATGCCACAGCCGACCCTAAAATGATTGTCTATTACACAAAAGACGGGGGGAACACATACACACATAAAGGCCACATATCCCTCGGGAAATTTGGCGAACACAGAAAAAGAGTCCCTTTAAGACGATTTGGCAGATTGGTTAGAAACAAAGATTTCGGCTTAAAGCTGGAAGTAACCGATCCAGTTGGTGTTCGGTTTTACGGTGCGAAGATTTATCCAAGGATGGGCATGTAATGGCTGATTTTTTAGACAAAGATTTAGCGATTGCTGAAATAGATCCGATCACGAAAGAGATCAAAGCTACCGCTTATTTAGAAGATTACTTATATAATGTAGTTATCTCGATAGGCGGTGAAGGCGTAGATCTTAATATATCTCCTTACATGAAAACTGTATTAGACGATTTAACTGCCACCGCTGCTAGAATTACTTTAGGGGTGGGATCGATTGCCACACAGGATGCCGATAGTGTAGCAATTTCTGGCGGTAGTGTGGTTGGTATAACAGATTTAACTATTGCTGATGGTGGCACAGGAGCAAGCACAGCAGGAGAAGCCAGAACTAATATTGATGTATATAGCAAGTCTGAATCCGATAGTTTAGCAGGCCATATCTTGCAAGTTAAAATAGTCGAGGATGCAACAGCGCAAACATTAGCAACGTCAACATACACTGACACAGGATTAAGTGTATCAATAACACCTATTTCTACGTCAAGCACGATTCTATGTATGTGGAATATGCAGGCAGCTCTTGGTGATGCCGAAGGAATCGGCGTTAAATTATTAAGAGATGCTATTAATATATATGAGTCTGGCAGCCTTTTAGATCTATATGCACGGGCATCAGCAGGCGAGCAAAGGTCTAGAGGGCAATGGAATCACGTTGATAGTCCTGCGTCTACAAGCGCACTAACCTATAAGGTTCAAGTAGCGTCAAACTCTAGCGCAAGCATAACTTTAAACGAGGGCGGCAACCAGTCGCAGTTAATACTAATGGAGGTAGGAGGATGATAACTAAATCGCAAGCGATTAAGTCATTAGATAATACTGCCGAGTTTTCCATCAGAGATGGCGTTATCACTTGGATAACAGCGCCTATAGACGATGATTTAATTAACGATGAAGTAATTAGACTGCAAGCTGAAACCATTGAGAGCAACAGAGTTCAATCCATTAAAAATGAAGCACAGAAAAGAATCATAGGGCTAGCGCCTGCATGGACTACTTATAATCACGAACAAAAGCAGCGTAATGCTTTAATGGGTGGATTTAGAGTAGCTTTAAGAATTTTTAAAGCACTCAACACCACAAACAAGGCATTAAATTCAGGTGTTCAAGCTGATATTGATGCGGCTATAACAGCCACAGATTCAGAAATAGCAAAGGCTGATGCGGCAATCGCAGTAGCCATTAAAATTAAAGCAATAAGAGATATGTCAAACTTGGCTGAAACGAACGGTGATTCACTTACTCAATTTATTGTCGATTTAGACGCGGCAGGATACTAATGAATAAAATAGCAAACATTCTTGATTCTTCTAAAAACAACGCTCCTAAAATTGTAGACGATCCTCTATCTAAATTAGGTCTTGTTATTCCTTTCACATCAAATGAGGATTCTATAAATAATATAAGTTTGCTTGACAAGAAAGGCAGACTTTATATTAGGGATAAGATAGAGAGCTTTGCAATAGCTATGCAAACACTCCTCGGATCAGAGACTGGCGAGATGGATGAGATTAATGAAAAGGGGCTTGAAGAGCATTTTGTTGGCGGAGCTTATATAAGAGGATTGAGGATACCAAAAGGTGAGATAATTATTAGTAAGCTATGGACTAAAGAGAGATTCTGGATAATCACAGAAGGCGAAGTGTCTGTTACAACAGAATTATGGACTAAGAGGATTAAAGCGCCTTATACGGCTATAGCGCCTTATGGAACTCGTGTTGCGCTATACGCACATGAGGAGACAATGTGGTACGCAATAACAGGCGGCACGGATAAAGACACCATAGAAGATGAAATTTTCACAAAAGATCACTCGGGTATAAAATATCCTTGGGATCAGTTAGGAGTAGATTAATATGACTGGTGGATGGATAGCAGGATCTATGGCGTTGAGCGCTGGTGCGACGATATACAGTGCAAATAAGACGAGCAAAGCGATTAAAAGTGGCGCAGCTGCAACATTACGGGCTTCGCGTGAAGCCGAAGCTTTAAATATTGAGCGGTTTGGCGAGGCTAAAGAACTTTTAGATCCCTATATCGGTGAAGCACGAACAGCGCGCGACCAGTACATGATTGAAATGGGACTGGCTCCAGGCGAAGCAAATACGGCTTATATGGAAACAGGCGGCTATCAATCACTTTTAGATGAAAGACAAAGGGGTGCTCAGGGAGCGGCCGCAGAAACAGGCTCATTGTATTCAGGGCGAAGAATAGAAGCAGCCGCTGATATTGGCGGCGCAACACAAAACCAGTTTTACCAAAATTACATGAACATGTTACATAATTTAGGGTCTCCGGGTGTTGCGACTAATCTTGCTTCTTTAGGGGTAGGTCAGGCTGCGACTATCGGGCAACAAAATCTAGGGGCTCAACAAGTAGCCTCAGAAGGCCAAATTTCCGCTGCACAAACACAACAGGCTGCGGCATCTGACATTATGGGCGCTGGTGCGACGATGTACGGTAGCTATTTGTCTAGACAGCCACCACCACTACCACCACCACCTTCAACAGCAGCTTATGGTGATGCTTACCAACCAGCACAGATGGCGGGGTATGTCTAATGGCTGCACGTTACACACCCTTTTTAACTAAAGCGGCTGGCACTATCACTCAAGGCTTAGAACGAAGAGACGTTAGATGGCAAAAGGAACGTCAAAATAAATTAGCGGGTAGTGCTTACATGGGCGATCCACAAGCGATGGAAGAGCTTATGCAAGTCAACCCTGCCATGGGAATTCAGCTTGAACAGCAAGTCCAGAAAAAAACTGAAAGGGAGCAACAAAACAGGTTAGCGCAGCAAGCAGGGTTTAAGGAGGATTTTTCTGAATTATCAAAGGAAATTGCTACTTATTCTGATTACGAATCATCTAAAGAATATGCTGAGGAGCAAATGGAAGGCCTGAAAGCAAAGTACCCAATACTATCTCAGCCAGATACTCAAGTTAATAATTACACTGAGGAAATATTTAATAGAATCAAGCAGTTTGAGGCAAAAGATGGGGAAAAAACCAGCGACATCAAACTGCAAGATGAAGTTGCTCGATTGCAAGCGCTAGAACAAACGCCTGAAACTAAAAACAGGATCAAACAATTAGAAGACATCATTACCAAAAAAGGAACTATTACTGGAACAATGCCAGATGACCCAAGTGCATTAACTAGATCTCAAGCCGGAAAGCTCACATTAGGCGGTATTGAAGGTGAAACTTCTGTTGCTCAAAATATTGCTGAAATAGACAATCTAATTAAAACTGTTTCAAGTCCAGATTATATTGGCGGCGTAACGGGCATAGCTGTTCAAGGATTAAATAGTGCCGTAAGTCAGATACAACAATTATTTGGCGGTGAAAATCTTCTTAATGAAGATGGCTCGATTAATGAAAAAGCAATGGATTTAAGCGGCGATACAATAAGTCGCTTACAGAAAGCAGCGGGGCAAGGTGGTTTAGCTTCATCACAAGCATTGCAAATTGCCTACATTCTAGCTAGAGCTAACGATCCAACCGGAAGGCTATCAGATCGGGACGTAAAAGTAGCAGAAGAGATTTTAGGTGATACTGCCGATCCAAAAGCAAGAGCAAAGATTTTAAGAGACGTTCAACGTAGGCTAATAAGCAATTATAATATTCAGCAAAGCACAATTGCTAAAAGCCAAAAGAAACCTTTTAAGCGATTAACATTAGAGGGGTTAAGAAAATTATCAGGCGTAGTTAGCCTTGACAAAGATACTCCAACGTCAAGAATTATGAAAAATGTAGGCTTCCCAGAATGACAGCATTACATGAAGCAGTAGCAGAATCTATCGTTAGAGAAGGCCGCGATGAGTTAATGGGTCTTTCTCCAAAAGAGAGGTCTGATACCGTTAATCAGATCCTTAATCAGGTTTCTCAAAAGTCTGATGATGAGTTGATCTCGTTTATCTCATCAAGAGGGAGTGACGTAGCCCCTGAATTAAAACAGAAAATAAGTGAAATTCAAGAAGTTAGACAACGTATTCAATCGCCGGAAGGTGGTGAAATGGCATTTATTGAATCAAAACTTCAAAAAGAAGCCGGAACACAAAAGGTAGGTATTGTAACAAGACGAGATTTACCTGCCGGAAGCATTGAGATAGGTTTTTCTGATAGCCCTGCAAAAGCGATTAAAAGGGCTCTATCTGAACATTTCGGCGCAGATGTTCCTGTATTTTCTCGGGGGGAAGATCTTCTATATTTAGATCCGCAAACAAAAGAGGTGGTTCGAGCCGAGCCTGATTTTCTGCAAAGCATAGGGTTTGCGTTACCTATTGCTGGCGATATTGCTGGAACAATAGGAGGCGGCGTTTTAGGCGCGACAGCAACAAAAAGTCCAGCAGGAATAGTAGCGGGGGAAGCTTTTGGATCAGGGGTTGGTACAGGAACAGGCGAATACCTACGATTATTGACCGGTAAGTTTATGGGGGCGCATGATTTATCCAATTCTGATATTTTAAAAAAAGCAGGAATACTGGGCGTTAAGGCTAGCGCCGCAACCGGCACAATGGGCATGCTTGTCGTTTCAGCAAAAGGATTGTCTAACTTCTTTAAAGGTGGAATATTCACTAAAGATGAAGCCTTAAAGCATGGTATGAACTCAAAAGAAGCAGAGCTTGTGCTTGAGGAAGTCAACAAGATATTAGGCCGCAAAGGGGCTGTTAAAGGCACGTTAGGTAGGCTTACAGATGATGTAATGGTAGCTTCAAAAGAAGCAGAAGTTAGGCGATTAGGTGAGCACGCTCAGAAGTTTGTAGAAAGAGATTTATCTGATCAAAAAGCATTGACAGAAGCCTTAGATGTTATTACTCAGCCTTCTCAAGCTAAAGGCGGGCAAGCGATTATTGATATTGCTTCCAGACAGGTCGGTAAACGCGTCACCCAGGCTAAAGGTATCGTTGCAGAGAATGTCACTCAGCTTGAAAGAAAATTAAGCAATATTGGAAAAGTCAGCCATGAGCTTATTGGGCAGCCAACACGTAAAATTATTCTGGCTAAATCAGAAGCCGCAGAAGCCGCGCAAAGTGCCGTTTGGTCAAATTTAAAGAAAAAACATGGGTTCAATGAAGCGGCAGAAATATTTAATGTTAAAATACCAGCTGGCAAGAATATTAAAAAGATGTCGGCTAAATTAAGTCGTAGAGCAGATACCGCTTCTACTTTAATTACTAAACATGGGTCATCAAAAATATTCGCTAAAGGCAAAACAAAACCTGCTGATTTATCTGACTTCAACAGAGAGATTTCTGATTTACGCTCAGAGATTCGTGCAGCTTATAGGGGTAAACAATTCGGAACGCCTCAAACAAGAGATATGAAAGAAGCCTTAGATTCGATGGTAGCTGACAGGAGATTAGCTTTAGTTAAAGCAGGAAAGGAAGGTCTGTTAAAAGATATAGAAAAAGCTGAAATAGCAACGGCTGAGTTTCATAAAACCTTTAATCGTAGTGTTATTGGCGATCTTACAAAGAAAACGGATGATGTTTTTAATATTAAAAGTAAAGATTTCGTTGATAAGATGTTAAAAAGCACTGATGAAGAAGCGAAGCAACTACTTAATGTTATTGGCGATCAGCCGACATTGGTTGCTTTATGGAAAGAAGGAATTGCTGACTCCTACAAAAGAGCGGCATTTAAAGGAAATAAGTTTAGTCGTGAGAATAGCACAAAGTTTTTACGCAAAAACGCTGATGTTTTAGAGCAATTTTTCACTAAGGGAGAATTATCTTCTTTAGAAAAAGTAGGGAGCTTAGCTAAAAAAGTAGCAAAACAAAACGATCAGTTAAAGAAAATTGTGGCATCCGCTAATAAATTTGGGAGAGGTAAATTAAAATCATTAGACCCTAATAATTTGGTAAAGTTTGTTACAAATAACACAGGCAGTTTTTCCACTCCAGCGGAGCGAGGTGTTCAGTCGGCCATTGCTAAAATTAACCACGTAAAAAGCATGACTAAGAATTATCCTGCCGCATGGAAGTCGTTTCAAGATGAATTCTCTACTCAGCTAAGAAAGTCGGCTATTGATATTAAAACTAAAGGAATTAAGCCAGCAAGCTTAAATAAGGTTATTAATGAGCAATCAGATGGAATTATTGAGATAATGGGTAAAGAGTATTTCAATGATTTAGTTAAAATTAATAAAGCTGTACAGATTTTAGGAAAAATAGAAACAAGATTAGTTAAGGATGAGGCAAAGCAAGGCACAATCCAAGTAATTAGGGCGTTAGTTGCCCCACCATTAACGCGGAGAGGTCGAGCACTTACGGCGGGTAATATATTTTTGAGCAAAGAAGGGCATCGCATTATAGCTGATTCATTATTAGAGCCAAGCATTATACATAAAATAGCAAAATTAGCAGAACATAAAAAATTAACTCGAGAAATGGCAGAATTAGCCGTATCGTTAGGGTTTATTGGAGAGGAAGAATAAGATGTCGTATAATGTCATAAATCCATACCAGGTCTTCTATGACTCAACAGGCAAGGTTAGAGCAGCAGGTAAGATCACGTTTTACCTGAACACGACAACAACACTGGCATCAATCTTTTCAGACGAAGCCTTAACGGTTGCTCAGAGTAATCCTTATACGCTGGATGCTTTTGGGCGCATTGTAGGCGATGTTAAATATAAAGGCTTATTAACGCTTAAAATCCAAAATTCAGATGATTCGGACGTTCTCACGCTTGATAATGTCGCTGCATCCAAGGGTTTAATTCTTTTTGACAACGCCGGGAATGAAGTTATTGTCACGGCGGGTGTAAGCAGTGCGGTTAATGAGATAACAGTCACTAACGCTGCTACTGGAAATGCGCCTGTTGTTTCAACAACAGGTGGGGATACCAATATTGGCTTAACCTTAACGCCAAAAGGAACCGGAGGTACTACGATAACAACGGGCGACTTGACCTTGGCTGATGGTATTCTTAACACAGCAGAAGGCGCTAATATTGCATCAGCCTCAGATTGTAATATTTGGGCAAATGGTGATGGTAATACCGTTCATTTAACGGGCACAGCAACGGTCGCTGATTGGGGCACAGCCCCACAAGCCGGGTCTTATATGTGGGTCATAGTTGATGGTGCAGTCCCTTTAACTTATAATTCAGCAACCAACGATCTAACAGGTGCAGCTGATTATACTTGCGAAGCTAAAGACCTTTTGTTTGTTTACGCAAGGTCTACTTCGTCTTATAAAGTCACTATTTTCCCTTATGATGGTTTTTCTCCTGTAAAGGCTTTGGTGTCAGGAACCGTAATAGCAACGACTACTGGATCTTCTAAAAATTTTACCGGCATCCCTAGCTGGGTTAAAAGAATCACATTAATGTTTAATACTGTATCGGTAAGCGGCACATCCGAACTCCTGGTGCAGCTCGGTGATTCTGGAGGCATTGAAGATTCAGGATACGTTTCTACCGCAATTAGGTTGGATGGTGGTGCAAATTCTCTAGCTACTTCTACTTCCGGGTTTATACTTAATTCCGATGTTTCGGCAACAGAGTCTTTTAGTGGCTCTGTTGTATTAACCTTAGAAGATTCAGCTAATTTTATCTGGACAGGAACCGGAAATTTAGCCTTTAGCAGCCGCGTTTTAGTATCGGCTGGAAGGAAAGATCTAACAGCGACTTTAACTCAAGTCCGACTAACGACCGCGGGTGGTACGGAGGCTTTTGATCTGGGTTCAGCTAACATATTGTACGAGTAAAAATTATGAGAACAGAAACGAACGGCGATTCATTAGCTCAAATTATTACAGACTTAGACGCGGCAGGATTATGAAATTTCCCCCTCATTTTACATTAGAAGAATTAACGAGCTCTCAGACTGCGACAAGGAATGAGATTGATAATGAGCCTAACGAGCAGGAAAAATCCAATATATTGCGGGTAGCATGGTTTCTTGAGTCTTTGCGTATGCGAGTCCGTATGAAAACAGGGAAAAGGTCGGTAATTATCGTCAGCTCAGGCTTTAGGTGTGAGATGTTAAATATTATGATAGGTGGCTCTAAAACCTCTGCACACATGCAGGGATTAGCGGCTGATATAATGTGTCCTGATTTAACCCCACTAGAATTAGCTAAATTTATTAGAGATAATATGGATGACGAACCGTTCGATCAGGTAATACATGAATTTAATCGCTGGGTGCATATCGGATTATCAAAGGCTTTACCAAGATATGAAGAATTAACCGCCGTAAAAGAAAACGGCAAAACTGTTTATAAAAAAGGTTTAATTTAATGAAAACACCACGAGAAGATGATGCTTTTACAAGAAGAGTAATGGCTGCACTGCTTATCTCACTTTTAGCGTCAGTAGGTGGCTGGATATATTCATTAGGTTTTATGCAGTCTGATTTAGTCCACGCTTACGATAGGATTGAAAAACTTGAAGCCATTCAAGCTGAAATAAGCAAGTCAATGTCCTCCATTGATAAAGGGGTTGAAGTTTTAATTGCTTTAGCAGAAGAGCGGAATAAGCAACAAAAAGAAAGCATTAAAAAGCAAAACTATATTTTTGGAGAGCTAAAACGCCGTAGCCCAATGTCGGATTGGGTTGAAAAACAAATGTCAAGAAGGTAATCAAAATGAAATTTATCCACTTTTATGTTTTATCAGCAATCCTATTCTTTGCCTTCAATATGGCATGGGCAGATGAGAAAAAACACAAATCAACTACAAAAATTACTAATGTTACCGAAGTGACCACTATAAATAATTATTCCACAAAAGGTATTGCCTCAGCTATTTCAGCGGCTCAATGCCACTTTGATGGGGGCTCGTTTGACTTACAGTTATGTGGGGCAGTGGGATATTCAGATAATCAGGAAGCCTTTACTTTTGGCATAGGAAAGAAATATAAGGATTTTCTAATAAACGGCACTGTATCAGTCGAGGATAATAAAGCTCGATATGGCGTAGGTTTGAATTGGAAAATTAAATGAAAAAGCTGCTCGGGCAAATAAAGACTTTTATTGACGCTTGGAAGATGTGGTTATTCTTTGCCGCGTTAATCGGCACTAATGCAGGTCAGCAGATTTACTATTCTGAGCCCGAGAAACCCATCGAAAAAACCGCTATAATTAAGCCGACGAACTTACAGAAAACAGTCATTATCCATAAGTTCGACACTGGCTTTGTGAAAAAACTGATAAAACAGGAACTTGATAAGCATAAAAACGGCAGCCAGCACTAATGAACGGAGAAGAGACGATATGATTAAAATGACAACAAAAGAACAAGTAACCTCAAAAGCAATGATTGCAGGCTGGTTTCTCTTTGGTCTTGGTGTTTATATTGCGGTTGGTGTTGGTGACATTACTGGCGGTATGTCAGTTTCTGGGCTTGGTTTGGGTATTCTTGGTATACGTGATGCTAAGTAAATTCAAAGATTATGCTATTACCTAATTAGGCTAAGCAGTATATTCTATAAATACTTTTTAATTATAATCCAAAGACAGGGGGTTTCACTTACTTGGTTAAAACAGCTATTATGGTTATCGTTGGAAGCGTAGCTGGCGCGGTGGCGGCTATACTAAAAATTAAAGGTAGGTCATCAAAGCCTCGAGGCTTACTTATAGGTTATTTTGATGATATGTTTGAAGCTATCTGCGTTAGAAAGTCAGCCGAGTTAAGATATAATTACCACCCAAACCACGGAATCTAATATGCTTTCTTCAATATATAAATATATTATCGCCATACTTGGAATTGGCTTGGCAATAATGACAGCCCTTTTTTACAGGGGTCAGGCGGTACACCAGAAAGCAATGCGTAAAGGGGTTGAGCAGGTGCGCGAGACTGAAAAGAAGGCTCAGAGCGCCATAGACAGGGGTAGGAAGCGAGAAAAGGAGGCCAGAGATGAAGCTAAGTCTGCTATTACTAACCGTACTTTTTTTGGCTAGTTGCTGTGGCATTCCACAAAAAGCAAAACTTCCTTTGCCTGATGAGGTTGTGTGCCCTAAATTCAATGATAAAGAGCTTGAGAATGTGAGTATTGAAACATATAAAAAAGCCGCTAATCTATACATTACTTGTGTTGAGAACGATAAAACCCTAAGAGATGCTATCCGTTCAACTCATTAACCCCTTGCCCTTTAAGCTGGATAAAGAAGCCCCCAACTGTAATTCTATATTAACTCGTCCTATATCTTCTGGTAGAATACGTATATCACCTATCATTAACTGATGGCGCAATAAACTTGCATCATCAGGCGGAAGCCGATTTAAACATAGCCAGGTGTTAAACTTGTTTTCCTTTGATTTATTCATTTTTTTCTCCAATTAAAAAAGCGGATACGTCCGTTCGCTACACCGGAGACCACAGCGAAGAATCTACTTTCGTAGCGTATCCTTAAATTTATACCAAGCAACCTTATTAGGTAATATGCCGCACTCGCACGCAATTAATACTTTCAAAACATCACTCCTTAAAGCGCAAACTAACAATAAAATCGGCGCGCTAATCAAAATCCGATTCTTTCATCCCTGAGTCTTTATACCCTTGTTGTTCGTCAGATAGTTGCTCGATTACTTCATAGCTTTCACGATTAGCTTTTGCTAATGCTCGACGAACTGCTGTTTGTTCTAACGTTTCGTACATTAAATCGATAATTATATCGGCTGGCGTCTTCACTGTTATTTCTCCTCATTGCTAAGTAAAATCTATACACTCACAAATATTATTTAAACATAAACCTTCTTTTATTGCCTTTTGTAATGTTTTTGCAACCCACTTCCATTGCTCATCCCGTAGCTCTGGATAAATATCTAGCCTGTGAAATTTCGGCACATGACAGTTATTGCAGACAGGCATCGAAAGCAGGTCACACGCCTTTGTTCCAGTTCCGCCATCACCAATACCTATAATGTGATGAGCTTCTGAATGATCAGATAATCCGCACACAGAGCAATCCAGCGTCCTAACCCATTTTAAGTATTTCTTACTTCTATATGGCTTGTCTTTGAAAAAACTCAATCGAAAGCCCCTTGCCTATCATCATCTAATATATCTGCTGTAATCATGCGTGCCATAGCAACAATATCTTTCAGGTGTTCGAGTTCAATTTCTAGTAATTTTGATCGATCACACATTTTGTCAAGGGCAATGACTTTATCGGCCAATACTCTGGCTACCTGTAAAACCTGCTTATCGTCGTGATAACTCATATATCCTCCGCGGTCTATTACTCTGTTATAACTATTTCACCCAAAGCCAAAAGTCTTCTTTTACTTTTTGGTAATTATTGGGCAATTTAATCCCCGCTTCACTTTCGTATCTCTCAAGCAAAGTTTCATAGTAGCTAACCTTAAATGTTTTGCTCCAATTAAAAACCATGCCAAGTAAAGCAAAAAACACCACATCAATATTTCATAAATCATGCTAATCTCCAGCTATAACAAATAAATTAAATCGTTAATCGCATTGGCGCCGCAGCATAGGCGGCAAGCCTTCGCTATTTAAAATCTGTTTTGCTCGTCTTTCAATAATTATTCTCTCTAAAATATCCAGCGTCTTTGCAACATAAAGCATAAATATAGATACAACCATTAATCCATAATAGACCTTGCTGCCGGCTACTGAGAGAACTAGAAATATAAATCCAATAAAGACAGCGATAGATTCAATCCATACTGGTTCAATATTGAGTATTCTTCGTGGGTTTAGTGTTTGTTTTAAGTTCATTTCTCAATCCTCTTTGGTAATCCTTAGTTCCACGCTAGAACGGCACATCGTCATCAAAATCATTATTTGCCGGTGCAGCTTGAGATAGCGTTATAAGTCTTTAATTTGTCGAAGGCTGAGTAACTTGATAAAAATACTCGCCGTCTCTAATCTTTCTAAACTTATAATTAGATCTAAAATGATCACCAAAATCTTTAACCCCAGCCCTTTCGTCTGCGATATAATCTTCATAAGTTAAGCTGCATTCATATACATAATCTGTACAATATTTTTTAACTTCATCTTCTGTCTTATCTGTTTTTATAGTGAACTCTCTAAAAGTGTCCCCGTACCGTCTCTTTTGGCCTGAGTGAGTGCATTCAACATGATAGCCGTTGTCAGTATGGTTTATTTTGTTTTCAGTTTTTGGAAATGATAAATTCATAATACTTCTCCATGATAATAGAGCCTTAAAACAAGGCGTTTAAAATCGGACGTTTAACTTTGCGTTATACAATTGAATTTCTCTGATAAAGATCGAATGGAATATCATCATCGAAATTATTGCCTGACGGTGCAGGCTTTGAAGATTGCTGTGCTGGTGCATCTGATGATTGCGAATCACCGCGCGAATCTAACATTTGCATTTCATTAGCGATGATTTCCGTGGTCCAATTGTCTTTACCGTTTTTATCCTGCCACTTACGCGTTTGCAATTTTCCTTCAATATAAACTTTAGAGCCTTTTTTCAAATACTCACCCACAATTTCAGCCAAACGACGGAAGAAAATCACACGATGCCATTCTGTTCTCTCAACCCGCTTGCCGGTATTTTTATCTTTCCAGCTTTCACTGGTTGCCACAGTAATATTGGCAACAGCATTGCCATTTGGCATATATTTTACTTCTGGATCCTGCCCCAAATTACCAATCAAAATTACTTTATTTATCCCGCGAGACATTTTTATTTCCTCAATTAACAATTATTGTGAAGCCGCGAATTCTAAATACTAATTGCTCTCTCGCGTTTCTTGGTCTTTATAAAACAACTGTTTGTTGTTTGGTCTGCCGCAATGCAAGCAATATGAGTAAGTCCCAAGCCCTTCAACTTCGCAATCTTCGTCAAAGTTTTTAGGCCATTCGCTCTTGTCATCAACAACAGTAGAGCCAATCATTTCTTTCCCTTCGTGTTTATGTGGGGCTATGCCGTACCACGGGTAAACACATTCACCATCACCATCGTTGCAATGTTCACAGCAACATAACAAATCATTTAACTCATTCATTCCGCTTCGCTCCGTTCATTTAAACAGCGCAAAAGGCGCGCAACCCTTTAACTTAATTCGTTATGTGTTTTCAGAATTCCACTTTTTAATAACATCATTAAGCGTTCCTTCATCAGTATAAATCCATGATTCATGCTCGCAATCTAAGCAATATATAATCCTACTATTATGATGAGGGTAATATTTCTTTATGTGCGGCTTTCCTCCGCACTTACACATAACAAGTCGCTCATTTGAGCCGGACGCACTAACATTGTGGTCGCATTTAGCGCACTTGTTTTCAATAGATTTCCCGTGGTCACAAAGTATTGTATTCATAATCGTGCGCCTTTCAATTGTTGACGTTATAATCTCTCACGCTCCACCCAAGCCTGTTTTTCACTTAGCGCGAAACGCAAACAATCCTCCCATGTTGCACCGAAGAATCGCCGGTCTATCCAGTTTGTCCAGTCACCAATACAATCAATAGTTCTTACTGAATCAAACGCTTCTGGATCAACCGAAAGAAAAGATATGGTGCTTGCTTCGGTTTTTGTTAACTCGTCAATAGCGTCGCTTATAACAATACGCTTAACTGGATTCGTCTCTACACTCGCTTTGCTCATTTCGTTCCTCTTCATGTGTTGTAACCCGTTAAGTTTATTTTTTCGCCGTTCTCGCTCATTGACTCCAGCGAAAATATAGATGCAGAACCTCCTACATCGTCAAGCCTTTGCATCACACAAATATTTACAGGCAAGTCTTCATTTACACTATTGAGATATTCTTTTAACTCTTTTACGGTGAACGCGTTGTCTTCTCTCTCGATTATTGTACTCATACAGCTCCTCACAATATAATTCTACTCCGATTAAACAGAGATTCTTGATATCTAATCTGATTAACGTTTATTCCTGTCAGCTTCGCTATTTTGGGTGCAGACAATCCTGATAGCTCTGTTTTCAGAATTAAGTTTTTACCCTCCACGAATTGAATTGATATCTGGATTAACTTGCAATCCCTATCATTATTCTCAATCATAAATACTTCTTTGAGCCTCAATATCTCAGCTTTATTATGCTTAATATAATCGATAACCTCGGCCTTTCTAGTTAAAAACTCGTCGACCTGTAATCTCTTTTCTCTGTCTAGCATTTGTGATTTATCATAACGATTCCAATATTTTCAACTTTTCATCAATTTCAGAATTAAACTTAATTACTTCCATTTCCATTTCTTGAATATATTTGTCGTCACGGTAGACGCGGACAATTTTCTTGTTTAGGTGTTCTGGCATACGTGGGTCAAAGCTCATATAATCGTCCCATTTCCACAGCTTGCAAGCCATCTGCCATTGCATTTGGTCTTGATATTTTTTAGGGATTACGCTTGTTATCAAAAAATCAATGTGCGTCGCAGTATTTGGACATTTAATCTCTAATCCTCCATCAGTACAAACCTCTCCATCTGGACTCATTCCAGCAAACTCAATAGATGGATGATCAACAAATGCAAATTGCTTAACCTCAACATCATTTAAGAACTCGTAAGCCGCTCTAGCTTGAGGTTCAGTCTCGACACCCCATTGCATTGCTGCATTGCTAAAACTGTCTGATTTAACGCCTGTAAGCCTCTCGGCTATTAATTGTCCCATGTAAGTCGTGCGTCCTGCGCCTGGCTTTCCTGATTTCAGTTTGGCCATAATATCGGTAATCTTTGAGGCTGTTACTTTTCCAGCGCGGATTGATTGCCATTCGTCTGACCCTTGCGGGTATTCTTCTTCTGAATAAATCATGTTAATTCCTCAATAAGAAATAGTTGTATATGGAATCTGGCCTTTTGCAATAGCGGTAACGACTAGGTTTGCTTGCGCTAATGTCAAAGGCCTTTCTCCTGAGTCATACGCCATCAAAAAATCAACCATCGCTTTTGCCGCCGCATTTTTGATTTTTGATTTATGCGCCTTGTTTGCTTCACGTTTCTTAGCTGCTAATTCTTCATTTATTCGTTCTTGCTCGATGCGATCTCGCTCTGCTTGAGCCGCTTTTTCTACTTCTATTTTAACATTTTCTTCGGCTTGCTTGGCTTTTCTTTCGGCTTCAATCTTTCCAGCTATAGCGGCATTTTTTTCTTTTTCTGTTATCTCTGCTTGCAATTTTACACGCTCTTTCTCTTCCTCTGCTTTCGCTTCGGCCTCAAGTTTTGCGCGTTCTTCACCTTCTAAACGTAGCTTTTCCTCGGCTTCTTTTTGTTCGCGCTCCGCAGCCTCGGCACGTAGTTTTTCAAGTTCTGCCTGCTCTTTGTCGTATGTTTCACGCTTTACAATAGATTCTTTCATTGATACCATTGTTCTATCTTTTGCGGCTGCCGCAACAGGTGCAAATTCTTCGTAGCTTTCTATCACTTCATTTTCAATTTCTTTTAACCGATCAACCATAGCTTCCAGTGGTAATGTCATCCAATTATTAGCCGTGTGTTCTGCCGCTCCACTTATTTCCCTTATCCCTGACTCATGGGCATCAATACGTTCTTTTTTTGCATCCTCCCATTCAGTCAAAGGTCGTCTAACTTCTTCCTTTAAAGAATCAAGCGTATCGCGCATTTTCCTGCCTTCTGCATCAACGGCTTTTGCTTTTGTTTTCCACTCAGAAACCAAGTCTTTGCGTAATCCATCAAGATACGTTTTAGACTTCGCCACCTTATACGCTATGCCTGCAATCTCATCACGGCCTTTTTTTGTAGTCAAATCAGGAGTGATACTTTTAGCTTCTTCTGTAATCTTGCCCAAAAGATCGTCTAATCCTTTGCCACCAAATACCTCAACAGCATTAACATTTTCTAATACGACTAAATTATTCATTTTTTAGACTCCTTCTTCTTTTTGATTGCCGCTAGTGCATTTTTATATTGGTTTGCTGGCATTTCACTAAACGATTTACATTTGAAATAAGTTAAGAATCGGCCTTTATCCACTCCGGCATCCTTCGCAAGCTTTTCCATCTCCTCAGACTGATCAAATGAGACACAGCCGCTTGATGAATTACCATCATCATCAATATTCCCGCTAACTGATACCATTCCAGTGACCGCCTCAAAAGTTTCAAGTTTGAGATAGGTTCTTGTTGATTTTCTTCCTTGCAGCGGATTTTTAGATCCAGACGTATCTATTGGGCTGGTTAATGTTACTGATTCTTGGTGGCCTAGTTCATGAGACATAAAGCAAGTACAAATAATTTCTCCGTTCTGGCCTTCTCCGAACACCCATGAGTGCGTCAACCCAAACTGTCCCATTGATTCGCTTGCTGTTGTAACCATATTGCCGATACCAACATAATCCGAGCCATATTGAGAATTAAGCTTATCCTTAACGACGCGAGGCGGGTTTTTCTTAAATTCCGCTAAAGCTCCAAAAAAAGCTTTTCTCGCGTTCGCCGCCTCAACCTTTACATTTAACTCCCACAACCGCTCCATCTGCTCAACTGGTGCGCCTTGAGCCTCAGCCATTTGCATCATCACCATAGGAGTTATTTTTTTACTTTCGCCTTCTAAAACGGATATTTCTTTTTTGTCTTTATTAAACATATCATCACCTCTTTTATGAGTTGGCGCAAATTAACAATCGTCGTTATATTTTGGTGAGGGCAGCAGGACTTGAACCTGCAAGGAGTTTTCACGTTTACTGTACACTCGCCGCTTCCACATTAAGGTACTTCCCACTTCCGGCGATCTCGCTTTTCAGTCTTGAAAGGATTCCGTCGAATCCAAACTTCACGCTTTTCATGTTATGTCCTTTACCGCCTTATTAACAAGGTGCGTATACCGCCTTATTAATAAGGTGCGTAGGCCAATTCCGCCATACCCTCACCAAAATATAACAAAAAATTAAACCTCACTCACTTCGTTCATTTGGACAGCTGCGCTGCCAGTTAATTGCAACGTTATAACTCAGCAATGCACTTTTTAAGAAATGGAAATGCATTTAGCAATTCATCTTTACATTTTACGCAAACCTCAACCTCAATAATAAAGTTTTCACTGCCGTTATCGTCACGTATTTGAAGTACAGCGCCATCTGGAAAAAAAGGTTTGCCCATATCCCAATCGTCAGTTGCTCCGCAATTATCACATTTCACTAATCTAGTCATAACAAATCATTCAACCTCATTCACCTGGACAGCGCAAAAGACGCGCCCGTTTATTAAGTGTCGTTATGAATCAAAAGTATTTCTAGTAATTCCATCAACAAATTGATCCGCCATAATAATGGCTTTCGTTACATTTTTTTCAGTTGCCGCATTGTTAGAGAGTTCGCCTGACCGCACTTTTTCTGCAATATATTTATAACGTTCAGGGTTCGCTATTAAAGCAGCCAGTAATTTTGCGGCAGTAAAATCTCTTAGTATTCTGTAGTAAAGTTTTTTCATAATAAATTTCTCCATTTCGGCAGGTTTACCGCAAATAAAATAACGGTTCTTTTATTCCGAATTCAATTTGCAAAAACATTCGTCACATCATTTACGATCTGATTCTCTGAACAAGTCACGCGATCATCACGGATTAATCCAGCGTGAAAGTCAGCAGTTCTTTGTTCAAAGTCTGTTTTCATTTACGCAACAACAGATTCTTTATTGTTTATTTCAAAGTAAAGTTCCATGCATGCCTTGCTGTCACTCATAGCAGAATGAGCATCTTTTAATTCTTTACCGGTGAAGTATTTGTACGCATCTACAAGCTTTACCGATTTAACACCCATTGCTTTTTTGGATGCAATCATTGCGCATTCATAATCACCTTCTTTCCAGTTGGTAATTACCTGTTCATTTTTGTAGCGTTTGGTTGCAATCCGTATAATGCGATTATCAAACGTGGTGTTGTAAGCAACTCGTTTACGACCATTCCATAAGTTCAGAAAGATATTTAATACCGCTTCTTCTGGAATACCAACTTCCATAGCGTGTTCATTAGTGATGCCATGAATATCAATTGTTTCTTGGGGTATTTCCCATCCATCAGGCTTAACAATTAAATCTATGCTTTGAATTACTTTTCGTGACTCAAGATCAACCTGTAAAGCGGCAAGCTGGACAATATGAGGTTGCGATTCATCACCAGATTGAATTTTCCAATTAGGAATGCCGGTTGTTTCTGTATCAAATACGATTATTGAATTCATTTTATTTTACCTATCGGTTTAAAAATTAAGTGTGAATTTTTGTGTTCCAGCTTTTATCAAAATCTTGCATCGCTATTTCGTCACAGCCTGGGCACTTAATTTCTTCGCACATCATAACATTCACCTTTTTTTCAACTCATACATTCAATATACACGGTTATTTTGTAAAAGCAAGTGTTTTTTAGATTTCAGTCAAAAAAAACCCGCAATAAAGCGGGCGAAGGAGGCGGGCGTTAATAAAACAACCCCTCTGGTGCGCTTACGCTTCTTATGCCTTACGGCGCAGACTACGTTATAGAGGCGTGAGGTGTGTTTTATTATAAAGCCACTAATTAAAGTGGCTTAGACCTACTACGTTTTTATTATAGCACTTTTTCTGCATATCGAAATAATAATCCTGTATAATTAAGTGTTTTATCTCAATATTTAACCCAACCCCTGCGTCTTTTCTTTTTCTTCCTGAATTTTTCTTTATCAAGCCTTAGGCCTTTGTAGTACTTCTCCAAGCTTCCGGAGCACCAATCACCTACAGAGATGCTAAAAGGAACTTTTCCCAGCTTAAACGCTTCCCTGATATCCAGTACAACTTGAATAAAGTCCTCTTTGCCAGTTAGTTGAGGGTATTTGTTTATTATATGTTTAATCTTTGAGCTCAAAATTAATCCTGTATAATTAAGACGCAGTCTCCCCAAGGGTGGATAGCATTAGTATCCTGTTACCCGTATCCATATTACTTATTAATAAAAGTATCTAGAAGAAAGGCTGTAGCTGACCTAAGGTATTGACAGTTATTATGATCAACTTAATAACCCGGCTAACATCGCTCCATAAGGCTATTGGCAGCTAACCAACGTTCAAAGTCCTTATTTGCTTTGCAAACTCCGCACCACTCGGCAATGTTGGTGATGCCCTTACGCTTTCGCGTTACTACAACCTTTCATCTAAATACTCTTACTTGTAATACTAATACCCCAAAAGGGTGTTAACTTATCCGGTACGTTTATATAATTGAGAATGACGGTACAGCCCTTGCTTAACCCTGACGTCAGGTTCAGTGCTGGCTACCCGTAAAATATGCAACCTTTTTGCTTCACGATACGCATTTCCAGCTTCTTCTGGACAATCAAACAGACCAAGCCGTTTGCTTTTCCCGAAAACTCTCATTCTGGCAATAAATTTCCCTTCGGATTTATCAAAACAAACACCTTTAGGGAATTTTCCTGTTGAGGCTTTGCAATCCACTAATAATGTATTGATCGCTCCACTAACAAAAACGCATGTATCTAGGCTGTAAACCTTATTTTCTGGAATTATAATGTCTTTATCTAAATGTTTGCCTTGCCAATCCTGCGCTTCCATCCACGCTTTAAAAGCGAGGAAAGAGCGCCATTCATCGGCTACCGTACAACCAGCGTATGACGGATATTTTTTAAGGGAGCTTACTGAAAAACACCTCCCAAGCATACCCGTCCACGCTCTGTAATACGGACAAACTACTCGCTTTCCATCAATTGTTGATGTAACGCGATAATCAGCATCATTAACACCAAATCCATAAATAAGACTCATATTCCTCAATCTCTTTTATCTAAACTTAAGGCCTGTGTCTGCCTGGCTAAATATTCCTTAGCGGCTTTAATATCTTTCTCAAAATTCTTATATCTGAATTCAGGAATATAATCACCACTATTTACAGAGCGAGATACAATCCCCGCGCTTCTTGCTAATGATTTCAATATTTTTTCGCATTCGTTCATAATTAGCCTCGCATTCCACCCATTTAACCTCTACCTTTTTACACTTAGTAACACTCTAGTGTAGTCAACTAATGCCTTAAGGGTGTAACGGCATTAACTAGTGTTTTCTTTCCGGCAACCCATGCAGGTTCGCTGATATCGTTGGAAGTACGACCTCTTATTTAATATGAGGCGGTAAATAGTATCTATACGACTATTTCGCCCCCTTCATTGAGTTATGTCTTTATTTTTACAGCCGCCCACAGCACATTCGTAAAGTATGTCGTTAGCCAGCATTCTAAGTATTAATTGAGGTCTTTTTAAATTAAATTCTGTGCGTCTTTGTTTTGTTGCTTTTATTCTTATTTCTTTATTAAAACAGCGTCTTTTTATTTTCTTTTCTCGGTTTATTCGATCTTCTATGGTTTCATTCTTTCTTTCGGCTCTTGCTTTTTGAAACAAAACTTTCCTTCGTTTGCTTTCTTGAAGGATGCTCGATGCTTTTATTTCTAGATCGGTTGCTATTTCTTTAGATGTTCTGATTGATATCTTTGGATCGGCTGACTTAATTGATCTTTTTGCTAGCTCAATATTTGCTTCACGCCTATCAAGCTCGTTATCGTTATAAAAATAATCGTCATTTTTTTTCATGCCAAACCGCCATAAATTAAGATGGGCTTCACCGGCGTTGCAAATATATAAAGGTAGTGTATAATTTTACCTATATTGGGTCGCCATGATAAGTAGCCCAGTATTATCAGCCTTTGAACAGCTGATAACGCAATAGTACATACTTGTATGGAAATTGCAACCTTCGTCCACCGTCGCGAAGTTTCAACCAAGACGTGCTAGGTTTTGATTCACCTCTTGCCCTGGCAGTAGAAGATCCCTCGTAAAACAGGGGTCTTTTTTTTGACTGAAATCTAAAAAACACTTGCTTTTACAAAATAACCGTGTATATTGAATGTATGAGTTGAATAAACACAAGAGACAAATTAAAATCAAAGGGATTTAAAAATATAAAAGAGACGTCTGAGGTATTAGGCGTTCCCATTGGGGTTATGAATGATTATCCAAAACCCTTTGCTTATAAGATAATGAAAAGAAGGGCTGTTGTTAATCGCTCATAAAAGAGGCTTGAATTGAAAAAAGGTGAATTAAAAGCAAGTGAAAAAGCAAAACTGGGTGGATTAAAAAACTTAACAGTCTTAGCTAAAATGGTAAGCAGAACCTGCGACACGTTACGCGCATGGGATAAACATAACCCTGAATTATTTGAGATAGTTATTTTGGGCGCGGTTACAAAGTTATCACTAGAAGCTATTGAATTACAGCAACGACAAGAAGCCGCAGCACAAGTCAGGGTGGCCATGGATGATTTTAATGTTTCTAATTCGGGAGATGTATAAAGCATTTTGAACGCCTTGCAGGGCAACTACGGAGATAACTATGGAAGACTTTAAAGATAGACTAAAAAAAGAGCTTGAAGAATTAAGCGTAAAGACAGGAAAGTTATACAAATTTATAATTTTTAACGAGTCTTTCATAACTCTTTGTGAGGACGAAAAAGATCGACTAAGAAAACAGCTAAAGCTAATGCAGCAATACCAGGACGTGCTACACGATAGAATTATAAGTCTACCGACGTTAAATATTAACTGGCAGCGCAGCTGTCCCAATAAACGAAGTGAATGAGGTTAAATGATTTGTTATGTGGGATTTTAGCGAAGAAACACAACCAACCGCACGCAAGGATTATCTTTGCGGCGCGTCCGACTGGCTTAGTAATTACTCAGACGATGAGTTTGATGAATTAGAATTGACTATTATCGCTAGAGCTAGGCACGAAAACAACAAGATATTAAAAGGCACTAAATACATAAAAGTTACTGGAAAATGGGAGGGTGAATTTTCCACGTTTAGAGCACGCATAGATTTAAATGATATTTGCATCAAGCATAATGCTTATGACGAATAATGACACATAACGGATGTAATAAGCCGTGAGCGTAGCGAGTCGGTTTGATTTATTTGTTATATTTTTTATTAGAGGTTTAATTATGAAAACACTTATTAAAACAATAGCTCACGTAGATAGTGAGGGCGTAACTTTTGTATTAACAGAGAAAGCCAGCCTTGGCGGAACTTTTAAAGCGAAACAATGGAATGTTAGCTGGGACAATATAGGTAGAGCTTTATTTAAAGAGCAGTATTCGGATGCCGAGTCAGTTAAAGAATTACAGACAGAGCGAGGATAGATATAACAACAGAATACACGGAGCGCGCAGGTAGTATTTAGAATTCGCGGCTTCACAATAATTGTTAATTGAGGATATAAAAATGGACAGAGATAAATTATTTAATAAATTAACCTATAAAAACGTCAGCGATAATGACGAGCTGGGAATGATATTAAGTAACAATATTGATACTGGTCACGAAGATGGTGGATTGATTAGCGTTAAACAGTTTGACCAATTGATTGGCGACATTAAACAATGGCGAGCAAATAAAAATTGGGCGCTGGGTTTATACCGGACAGAATAAGCGGGCGCGGCTTTCGGCGCTCCGTTTGATTTTATTGTTATGTGTTTTTAAAAGGTGATTTATGACAGAAGTAACAGCTAGATTAGATATTAGCGTTTGGGTTGATTGCCCTCATTGCGATCACATGCTCGACTTACTAAATGAGACTGACACAGGCGGGTATGATCACAACGAGGAAGGTCATGTGTTGTCGCAAGCTTGTCCAGACGGATGCTGGAATGAAGGACATAAATCATTCGAGATTAATGATGTGGAGTGTTCAAACTGCAATGAAAGTTTCAACGTAAAAGAGCTGGAATGGTAGCGACACATAACAGCAGAATATACGGAGCGTGCAAGGTAGTGTTTAGAAAGCGAGCAAAGTACAGGATATTTTAAAAGGTTAATTAATATGGAAACAATAGAAAAAGCTAAGAAACATTTAAGAGTTGAGTGTGGAGATGCGCGGTATAATTTATTAAAGGGTAAAGAAATTATCAGGGATTTATTAAAACAACTCAAAGCGGCAGATAAGGTTGTTGATGCAGGCAAAGCATGTATTAAAACTTATAATGCAGGCAATAGAGTTTCGTTTGATGAAGCCCTAAAAGAATACGAGGAATTGAAATGACTGATTCAATGGGAACAAGTGACAAAGCGAGAGCGATAGGGTTTAAAAGTCTTAAAGAGCTGTCAGAGCAAGAAAGCAGAACGACTGGAGTTTTAAGAAGATGGGATGCAAATAATCCGGAGTTCTTTAATAGATTTTTAAATGAGGCGTGGAAGCGTAGGAAAAAACAATGACAACGGCAGAAAGAGACCTCCTATTCCAGGAGTAAGAAGTGAAGCCAAGAAAGGATTATGAAGCTAATAAACTTGCTTATGGTGTACGGTTGTTTTAGGGCTTAAAATCAATCTGGCTATGTTTGCAGACACCACAACATTAGACTCTGCTAATTTAGCTACAAGAGATTCATGCGAGCTTATGCCTACCATGTCTACGAAGGCATTTAATTCACGAACTGTTTGTACAGATTTAAGCATAATATTTCTAATAAGTAATAACATTCTAATATGATTATATAAGAAGTTTGGCGAATATCAAGTATATTTAGAGGAGATTGGAGATTATGGGTAAAATAACAATTATATTCGTATTCGGTACAGTGGTTTGGTCGATAGGTGTGATAACGCATGTAAATTTTGGATCTATAGTTAGAGATACGAATAAGTTAATAAATCAATGTCAAAAAGAATTACCACGTAATCAGAAGTGTGTGTTGATTGCTGTGCCGGAGGATAAAAATGAATAAGAAATTTAAGACGGTACCGCATTGGGTTAGATGGATAGCCATCACTTAACACATGGGGATATTAGAATGGGCATTTATTTGGGTAATCTTAATGATATGGAAAATCGGTCAGGCGTGGCTGTTGACGATAGAACGCATTGTTATAAACAGGAATATTATGGCGCTAAATAAAAAACAACGTGAAATAATTTGGCAAAAATCAGAGGGTCATTGCTGGTATTGCGGCGATAATTTACCTAATAAAGGCTGGCATGCAGATCATTTTGAGCCGGTTTACAGACGGGGTGGAGAACTATGGAAGCTTGAAAATGATGTGATTGATAACATAGTGCCAGCATGCGCTCCATGTAATTTATTTAAAAGCGTATTTAGTGTTGAAGAGTTTAGAAGAGAAATTGAATTGCAAACTGCTAGAGCCAGAAAAACATCGGTTAATTTTAGAGTCGCCGAAAGATTTGGAATGATTGAATTAACAAATGAGCCTGTTATTTTCTGGTACGAACATAGAGAACTAGGTTTATAACGTTGCAATTAACCCGACCACAGGCAGACAAATAAGGAGATGAATACCATGAAAAATGAGAACGAAGCCACAGAAAGCGAAGCCAACCGACCCAGTAGTGGGTCGGCGTTAAATTGCCTTGTTATGCGGGATTTTCATTCTGTTAAAGAAACCCCGCCACCAACGGGAACTCTTTGTATTGTATATTTGCCTATTGGAGTAAATGTACTTACAAATAAGACTACGGGCGCTTCAGCGATAGCTTATAAAACAGCAACAGGATGGAAAATGGCAGACGAGCCAACCGCGCTGCGCGGGCTGATGAAGGAAGCTTGTCCTGCTTATTGGTGTGAATTAAAGATAGATCATACTGCATAACGAAAACTATTGAGAGGCGCACGATGAATAAAGAATATTATGAAAAAGCTGATAGCTATGAGCCGGCGATATGCAAAACGAAATCTCCAAATGTAAGCGCGTCCGGCTCGGATGAGCTGCTAAGGCTTGAGGCAACAATAGAAAAACAAAATACGGAAAACGGACTTTACGCGGCACAGATAGATTTAGCGAAACGAGAAGGTAAGGATGGGTTTGACAGAGATAAATACGCGATTAACGCTTAATCGTTATAACGCGGAGTTAATTAAAATGGCTATACAAGAATTTGAAACAGGACAGGAACTAGATGATGCAGCGGAAAGAGTTGAAGAGCTTGCATTTCAACACCTTCATTTAAAAGAAGAGGTTGAGGATAAACGTAAAGATTTGGAATACGCTAAAAAGGAATTATTGGACTTCGAGAGCGATTACCTGCAAGCGTTATAACAGCTTTAATAAGCCGCGAGCGTAGCGAGTCGGTTTGATTTTATTGTTATATTTTTATTGGAGAATAAGATGAAAAAAGCAAAATACAGCGAGAAAGATACTAAAGGGAGATTATTTGTTGATTGTTCTGAGTGTGATCGCGGCGGAAATGGTAGCGATAAAGATAAATGCTCTTCTGGATGGAAAGTTAAGAAAGGACACAATGGCGGTTGTTTTATGGGTGTCCTTATGTGTGACTATAGGCAACCAGAGCCGCACAATGTTAGTGCGTCCGGCTCGAATGAGTTGTTATGTGTTGGGCTTGGAAAGCTAGTTCGCATAGCTACTGCTGCTGAAATTATTGCGCAAGATTATTGGAAATACATTAATGAAGATACAGCAAAAGAAGAATTGAAGAATGCTATTTATGATTATAAAGGCTGGCGTGAAAAAGTAGGCACATAACGACCATTAATAAACGGGCGCGTCTTTATGCGCTCCGATTTAATTTATTTGTTATGTAATTTGGAGAAATGAAAATGAAAGAAGATTTATTTGATTTGTTAAATATGGAAATTGAAAGCCAAGATAAAGACGGTAATTCAGTAATGGTTTCGCCTGAATTTCTTATGAAGGTTCAAACCAAGACAGAAGACGGTATTCACGTAATAGTTCACCCGCTGGGGCACGGAGGAACAACCATAGATTTGGTTGTTAATCCTGATTCAATAGTTTATTTGGGCGATACATAACGGCAGAGCTCAGTCGCTTTGCTCAGTCGCAATCAACTGGAGTGATTTGTTATGTTGGAATTAGATTGTAGACACTTAAGGTCTCCGTTACCCGTTCTTTTACTTAAAAGAAAGGTTGGGCAAAACAACCCAAACAAACCTGAAAAAGTAAAAATATTATTAGCGTCTGATTTTAAAGACAATCAAAAAGACATTGAAGATTTTAATGTTATGAGTAAAGCGGGTTATAACTTTAGCCGTACAGGATACGGTGTTTTGCTAACAACATAACGGCTTTAATAAGTGGCGCGAGGTACGAGCGTCCAAGTGAACAGAGTGAACGACTTAATTTATTTGTTATGTGTTTTAACTGAGAGGGATTAAAAATGAATGAGTTATTTGAAAAAGAAATAAGAATTGAAGAAAGAATATGCCACAACGGAAGAACGAGGACAAAAGATGTTTTACAGGAGCGAGTCAGGGATCAGCATAGGGAAAGCAGCACAACAACACCTGCGACTAAAGGCTGGGGTGAGTGGAAAGACGTGCCAATAGTTAGGCAAAAGGGAATATAACACAAAGTCATAACCAGCCGAGGAACGAGGTCTGAGTTATGCGACTTTTAGGATAAATATGAATGATTATAATAAAACTACCTTACCCCTTGCCGATGTGGAACAGAATATTGGATATGAATGTGTGGCAAAGAAACAAGCTGGCAAAATGGATACACGCGTCAACATCCACGTTATCAGTTATAGGAAAGCGAGGCACGACCCTGACGGTGTTAGCGCCAAAGCCGTTATCGACGGAATTGTCAAAGCTGGAATATTACGAAATGATTCGACCGACGAAGTCAAAAAAGTTAGTTATGAAAGCATTAAATGCAAAACCTACGAAGAAGAAAGGACGGAAATACAAATAGAGTTTAATGAGGGCGAATTGAGAAAATAGAGAGGCAATGAAATGAGCGTAAAATCTGACAAATTTATAAAAAAACTTGATAATTTTATCGATTACTATGTAGAAGCGAAAAAACATAAACCCGAAGTAGTTGAAATCAAACAAAAAGACAGAAATTTAATGTGGCCTTTAATGAGGGGCGATAAATACCGAGATGTTTTTATTAGGTTTGTAAAATAGAGTGGAGCATGTATAGAGTGAATAATGCGGCAATATGGACAATTTATCGATTTATGTACCCCCATCATTTTAATAAGATTAAGCATTGTGTCGGGTTATGGTCTCCTGATTTCAAGATTTTAAAACAAATAGATTCGTTTAAAAAAAATGAATAACCCTCGCAGAAAGAAAGGCAAGAATAGCACCAGAATATCAGGAATTTATTGCTAAAATGGGTAAGATTAAAGAGGAGCTTGTGTTAGCCAGAACCAAGACATTAGATTTAGAAATAAGACTAAGGCTAAATAAATCCTACTCAGATAGAGCAGAATTCAAAAGCGGCGGCTTACAAGCTTAGTTTAAACTTTAGCAAGTCAAGCGAGTGATCTGGAATATCAGCGCGTCCGATTGACAAGCAATCATAGATTGTTTTTGGTGACCGGTGCAGCGTTTTAGCTATATGTTCGACTGCTTGTTGCGTTGTCCAGGCATTGGCATCCATTAACTCAAATTTAATCTTTTGCAGTTTTTCAGTTTTAGTCATAATTACCTCGACGCTAGCATTAAAAAGATAAGAAAAAGTAAGCCGACAATGGGCGATACAGTAAAAGCCCATATAGTTAGACCTAATAATATTAAAAATCCCATAATTACACCTCTTTTAAATAAATAAGGTGATAATCTTTAATGCCAGCATAAGAACCTAGATCATGCTTAAATACGCCTTTTTCAACTTCGCCTCGATAAGTTCTAGTAAACCGTTTTGTGCTTTTGCGTAGTTCTGCCACTGTGCGCGAATCTGCGCCCATATCAGTCGAGCTATACAATCTATCTTCGCCATGTAATATTTTGCCGTACTCACCATCCACGCAATCAGTACGATCAACTTTTGTCATATATCTATCAATTATTAAATGCTTCATAAATTCCCCCTTAAAACCAGTCGTTCTCTACGCATTTATCCCATAATTAAAATCCCGGCTTGCTTGTTAAGAAGTCAATAACCCGCTTTAAGAAAGTTTTGCGAGTTAAGTGTTTGAGGTCTTTATTGTAATATTTCACAATTTTGGATTTCTAATGGATAATAGAGCTCAAATTAACGTCTATAGCGTCTAGTTCTTTTTTAGTTAACATTATGAGTAATACCTTACAATCCGGGTGCCTTGCTTGTGAGCATACTCAAGCGCCGCCCCTAAACTTTTAAAATAGAGCGCTGTTAAAGTGTTTTCAAATTCATAATACATAATAATTACCTCTTTTACGTTATAATTAAACTGAAAATATTTGCGGCTAGAAATTTATAATGGTTATTCGGTCAGTACTTCCTAGCCACTCCGGCCGAACGATAAACTGCAATAGTTCTATTAAAGCCGCGTGCTGTGCTTCCGTCAGTTGCGTTGTATATGTATGTTTTCATGTTATCCACCTGTTTTATGTCATAATTAAGCTGCTGACGGTACGTTAAAAGATATATTTTGGTTTTCTACATTCTCAATAACTGATAATTGTTGCATGAGAACAGAAGCGCGATGATATAGCTGAATATTAGTCGCATGCTCGATGTAATAATCAAAGACTTGTTTACTAATAGTGTTAGTTAGTTGTATATGTGATTTCATTTTAAGCCCTTTATGGATAATATATAGACATGAATTTTCCAAAATTAGATTCACTCATAAAGATAATCCCCGTTTCATTATTTTTGAGATTAACTTGAGCTTCCTTAATTTCATTTTCATTTACATCTGTAAAATCCCATTCTTCGATACCGAAATTAATCGGTTCTTTAGTGAACGTATAAACTTGATTGTTAATTTCATGCTCATCTTTAAAGTCTTGAACGTCAACGGTTTTAACAAT